GGTGTGAATATTTGTTCTTGAACCGCTTTATTATGTTCTTCTAATGATATCAAATCTTTCATTTTTATGTTACCTTATGTTTTTCACAACTGTACCCGAACCAATCTTGCGTATATGTGGTTGCTGGTTCCCTACACTTGTAGCAAAATCACCTTGGTGGTAGCGGCGGGACTCGAACCCACACCAGCCGATTATCTGTCGTTACGAGGTATAAGCTCGCTGCTCTACCATTAAGCTACGCTACCATAATTTGGTGCCCCCGACTGGGTTCGAACCAGTAATCCCCACCTTATGAGGGTGTTGCTTCACCATTAAGCTACAGGGGCATTATGTAAGTAATTATAAAGTAATTAAGTGCAGTCGTCAACTATTAAATTAATTTGTTAACAGTGTTTAGAAGGTGGCGCGCCTGGAGGGACTCAAACCTACTACATCTACTATGCTTCTATACATTGCATAAGGTTAGAAATTTACTTTCACTAGTGTATTGGTTTCAATTCTCAAAATTTGTGGCACTCCCTGGAGGAATCGAACCTCGGACCTTCCATCCTGCGTTTAAAGGACCGACTTAGAAGGTCGGTGCAGGGGCAGAGAGCGCATTATAAATCTAATAACTTTTTAGCCCACATGTAATAGTGGCTTATTGCTCCAGGATATCCCATTGCTTTTAATGCTCTCTTCATCTAAGCTACAGGCGCATTAAAGTTAAGTTGATAAATTAGAAATAGTTAGACAAATCAATGCTGGTTTCGATTACACTTTTTATGTTATCGATACCGTTAAAACCGTGTATGATATATTGTTTAATAGTGTCATGATTGTCTTGAGCAGCAACAGGTACGCCTAAAAAGTTTACTAATTTAGCATAATCGGCATCGTCGTCGAAGTTAAAATCAAATTCAATGTCGTCAATGTTTACTTCGCCATCTACAAAATCGTGCGAGCCTTTAATGCTGCCGTATTCGTAGCCTGTACTATCGGCCCATTCGCTCTTTGTAACGTATGCTCTTACATAAAAATAAGCTTCGGTGACTGGGTCAATTGTAATTGACAAGTCTAGATAGGTTGGATGATTGTCGCCAACAACAACTTCAACTTGATCGCTATTAATCCAGCCTGCTTCTTTTGCTTCGACAATTCGAATTTTATTTAAAATTTCTGACATTTGCATTTTGTTGCATCTCCGTGTATTAGTTTATTTATCGTATTATAGCAATAAATATTGTTAATGTCAACACATTATTACATCTGCATAATTTGGTGCCAAGAGTTGGTAACGATCCAACCTATTCGGTTCTTCAAACCGACGCTAATCCATCTCAGCTATCTTGGCAAATTTTGGCACAGTAGGTAGGATTTGAACCTACAATGTTTACAATATTTCACCGCATTAGCGAATTGTAAACTCTCCAAGGATAAACCTGGCGACTTTTTCTGTTTGTCTACTACTGTGTTGTTTGGCAAGAGCCCTAGGATTCGAACCTAGCTTTTACCCATACGGTACAATACCGTTTCTTCGTTGAGCGCTCTTGACGAAGTTGACTCTTATAATGTTGGCGGAGAAGGTGAGACTCGAACTCACACGCCCACTTCCGTGAGCCTTCGGTTTTCAAGACCGCTGCCGCTAGGCCAACTCGGCTAACTTCTCCAAATCTTTTACCTAATCGAGCGTAAAGCCAAGTGTTCTTTAGACGCTTGGTAGTTCACTTATCGTAATACTGCCACATAACAGCATTACATAGCATATGTACTGCACCTTCAGTTAACCCTGTATCGTGATTGTGTTGGAGGTGTATAGGGTGCAGTTTAAAACCAACAGGAAATAAATTCCAATTTACTCGTTTACTTTGAACTTCTTTAGAAGGGTTACTGTTAAGTGGATTGTTACACCACCAGCAAAGCCCATTCTGTTCTTGAATATATTGCTCGCGAACTAATTTTCTATCGCGAGATGATAAATTATCGTAATCAACAGGTAAATTAAAAGTTTTCATGTTGTTTTCTTATTGTAGTTGGTGCCCGATGACGGTTCTGCCCCGCCGACTATGGGTTACAAAGCCATTGTTATACTAATTTAACTAATCAGGCAATAAAAAATAATAAAACGCTATTTGAACTGAAACAGTCGCATAATAACAAATGATTGACGTTCGATATTTAATCTAGTTTCTAAGCCTTTCACGTTTCATTAAAATGGTTGCGCTGGCTGGAATCGAACCAACCTAAATAGGCTTATGAGACCTATGAGTTCACCAGAACTCTACAGCGCGATAATATTTTAAATGCTAACTACCTAATTAAAGGGTCAGTAGGAAGATTGTTAGCTATCTTTTCCTACTCAAATTATTTTAGAGAAGCAGACTATGTGTGTTTACTGCCCATAACCTACTGTGAATAGGTACACACTCATTTGCCGCAGTAGCGTAACGACGCCGAAGCACTCCGTTATCTTGGCTTATTGTGATTAAGGTATTTTCGCTTACGTCAGTTCACAGTTGTTGTAAGTTACTAAGACCATCACTCAAGTCTACTTCTCTAAAATAAAGTACTCTAACTCAGTCAAGGACTCGAGCCTTGCCACGCTTCCATTTCAGTTTAAGCACTACCAAAAACCTACTCTTTCCTGCTATGCTCCAATACATCACATAGAGTCAGAGATTTACTTCCGCCAGTGTAGCGGTTTCAATTCTTTATGTTCTTACAAATTTATCTGGATATTCAGTTTCTAATTTTTTACCACAAACTTTCACTTTATAAGGTTTGTAGAACTCAACTTCGTTTCGTTCATTTACTCGACGATAGACGCTACTTTCTGTAATCGTTTGAGCATGACTCAATGCTTGTTCCATTGAACTTACTTCATACTCAAAGTAACCATGGCTTACATAAACTTTGACTTTGTACATAAATATTCCTAATTAATTTGGTATAACCATTTTATCAATCGAACAAACTTCTTGTAATTGTACTTTTTTATTTTCTTCGTCCCAAACTCCGTGAGCAATATACATTTCTCGCAGACCAACTGCTGTAATTTCTTTTTGAAATGTGTCTGGGTCTAGAATCGCTGTAGTAAACTCTTCAGTAAACTCAGCAGATTCAAACCTTAATTGTTTTGATGCGGCATCTTTGGTAATTCCTGTTCCGTAAGTTGACCAGTCGATTTCGTAACAAGATGCCATTTCGTTAATTACACCTGTTGGAATTTGATCTTTTTCTATAGGTTGTCTCGTAAAAATTTGTCGCATAATATGCTCCTAATTAACTTTCGGTTTTAAATGTGGCGGATCAGGTAGGACTCGGACCTACTGTCTTTCGCTTAACAGGCGATCGCATATACCACTTATGCTTCTGATCCAAAATCTATATTATTGTGTTTTGCTAACTTCTTGACTTGCGTGATATACAGTGCCACCGAACATTTCTGCATAATCCTTAGCAGTAGTGTACGACATGTTGTGTGATCGCTTTCCGTTGTTGTACAACACGTAAAATCGTCCATAAATTCTCTGAAACCGCATCATTTCACTTGCAGGGCGATTTAAAAATTTATCTTTTAGAATGATTGATTTTTGTAGTATAGACATATAAACTCCGCAGTAAGTTAGCGTTATAACACATATTAAACAGGGTAACTTTTTGGCTTCTTCCATAGTAGCTTTTTTAGCTGCTGGAATTACCCTTAATTCTTAGCTAGTATAACACATATAACTGCTGTGTCAACCATTATTTTTGGTGCTCTCAGCAAGTATCGATCTTGCGTCACTGTCTTACCAAGACAATATACTACCTTTGTACTATGAGAGCAAATTGGTGGACCTACAAGGAATTTAACCTATTGGCGACTTGTGCGCAATCATTTCAAATCAGTCGCTGTAGACATCTTCGGCCCATTGTTTGGTACGGGAGGTGGAATTCGAATCCACACTGTATGGATTTTAAATCCATCGTCTCTACCAATTGGACTACACCCGCATTATTTTGGCGCACTTGAGAGGGATCAAACCTCTAACCCCTTGGTTCGAAGCCAAGTACTCTATTCAATTGAGCTACAAGTGCAAATTGGTCAAGGTGGAGAATTTTGAAATCTCAGCCTCTGGCTCCCAAAACCAGCGCTCTGCCTTTGAGCTACACCCTGTTAAAACTTGGAGCACAGAGTGGGATTCAAACCCACATTGCCCGGATTTGCAATCCAGTGCCTCAATCATTCAGCCATCTGTGCATTTTTTTGGTGGGCTACCTCGGATTCGAACCGAGAAGCATTTGATTCTAAGTCAAATAGGTATACCAGTTCCCTTCAATAGCCCATAATTCTGTGTATTCATATTGGTGCTCTTAGTGAGATTCGAACTCACAACCCCTAACCCCTCAAGCTAGTGCGTCTGCCAGTTGCGCCATAAGAGCTTAAATTTGGTAGTCCCTGTTGGTTTCGATCCAACTGCCTCTAACTTGTAAGGATAGCGCTCTCCCGATTGAGCTAAGGGACTATAATATGGCTGGGGATAACGGTTACGATCCGTTTTCGTCGGAGTCAAAGTCCGATGTTTTACCGATTAAACTAATCCCCTAAAAACATTTTAATAACTTCTTGTGTTACTCCGTGATCAGTGTGTAATAGTGGTGTACCGCCTTGGGCTTTCCACAAATGCAACACTGCCGGAGTATCGTCTACTAGTATGCTATTGTTATTTGCATACCATTGTTTATCTTTGCCTGATTTCACTATTGTAATTTGATCGTGACGTAAGCCGATGTTCTTAATTACCCACTTAACTTTTTGCGGCATAACGTCTGAATAATTATTGCCAGTTGCTGTTAAAATTCTAACATTAAGCCCTAATGCAGTTGCAAAATCAACAGTTTCTTTTGCTCCGGGTAACACTGGTAGATTTTCAAAAAACTCAGGGTCAGCGTTAATAATGTCCCAAGCGGTTTCTTGATTATACACAAGCTTTCCTGTTCGGCGTGTTACTTCGCCATAAAAGTCTGCTAATACACCGTCTAAATCAAAGTAAATAGTTTTCATACGTTTTTCCTATATAGTAGACTTATTAAATTGGTGGACCGTGTGGGCTACGATCCCACTACCCCAGAGTTAAAAGCTCTGTGCTCTCCCGATTGAGCTAACGGTCCAGAATTTTGTTAAATGCTATTAATGTTCAAGGTCTTATTGAATCTAATTAAATTCGGCCTCATACATTATTTGCAATCTGATAACAGTATATTATCAGTTCAGGCTATAGCATTAGCCCAAGGGCGGTCTTGACGGGCTACGATCCCGCTACCTTCGCAGTGACAGTGCGATATGCAAACCAACTACACCTCAAGACCTAATAAAACAGGGTAACTTTTTGCTTTTTTCCAATAAAAAGTTTTTTTGTTTGCTGCAATTACCCTTAATTCTTTTTGTGCTTTTAAAGCACTGTTAACAGTGGCGCAGATACCAGGACTCAAACCTAGAATACAAGTTTCGTAGACTTGCGTGATATTCGATTTCACTATATCTGCAAAATTTGGTCGGAATGATTGGATTTGAACCAACAACCTTCTCGTTCCAAACGAAACCGTCTAACCAGATTGACATTACATTCCGAGAATATGGTGGAGAATGTCGGATTCGAACCGACCTGATTTCGCACGGTGCAAGCGTGGTGTCCACTCCTAGCAGACCCATTCCCCTTATTTTGGTGCGGATGGTGAGATTCGAACTCACACTGTATAGGGTTTGAATCTATTGCCTCTACCAGTTGCGCTACATCCGCATTATTATTATTTTAAAAAGTACACTAGTCAAGCCTTGTGAGCCTATGTTACCTTACAACCCGATATGACTATTCAGTTGTCGCTTCTAGGTAAGTGCTAGCATGCTAGCATCTATTTCATCTCACCGCTTCTAGGCAAAGCATACTTTTTAAAATGTTTGGTGGTTCCACTTGGTAACGATCCAAGACCTTTCGATTATCAGTCGAATGTACACACCTGTATACTATGGAACCATATTTGGCACAGCAGACGGGAATCGAACCCGCAATGTTCTTACGAACTCCAGATTGAAAGTCTGGTGACTTTACCATTTTGTCCACTGCTGTATAATTTGGTGGGCATTGTAGGAATCGAACCTACTGACCGCAAAGGATCACGGGGTTACAGCCCGCTGTGACTCTCCAACTTCACCGAATGCCCAATAAAGTTACTTTGGGGCGAAATTACGGATTCGAACCGAAATCATACTCTATCACAAAGAGTAGCTTTACCATTTAAGCTAATTACGCCATAATTTTTTTATTGGAGTTCCTTTTTTACCTTTTATTTCATCAAAAATGTCTAAATGACGTTTAAAATAATTCATTAAAACAAATCTAGTTTTTCCTTGTGTTTTTGCAAATTGATTTAAACTTAAATCTGATTCACAATACTGCTTATAAAGATTCCTTGCTTGTGAAACAGCTTCGTCTTTTTGAATTTTTAACAACTCTTCTCTTTTAGATTTTTTTTCTTGTTTTTTTCTCTGATTTCCTTCAAACAATTCCCAATTGTAAACCGCTCCTAACTGCCATCCGGCGTTAATCCAGGTGTCTAACATCTCTCGGTTGACACGTTTTGTTTTTTTTAAATCTATGTTGTGTATAAGAACTGTACCATAAGCTGGATTTTTTTTACCTTTGCATTTTCCTTTTTTTGCATTGGAAATTTTCTTTTTAGAAATTTCTGTATGCGGTGACCCGTTATTAGTTTTTAATGTACCGTAACGTTTAAGTAGGGTTTCTTTTCTCTTAGCTATTTGCTCAAAAATATTTGCATTCCGAGACACCCCGATTGCTTGCAGTTCTTTCCATTTTTTAATCCAATCAGGATCTAAAAGAAGTTGCATTCTACGTTCTACTCCTTTTCGAGTACCGTTCAGACCTGTAGTATTTACATAATGCCAACTGCCTTTACCGCCTAGTTGCACATTATAAGTATGCCTACTCTTAACAAATTCTTCGTTTATTATTTCAATTTCTTTTTGTTGCATGTCAGCAAAATTATTAAATATAAACAAAATTTCTTTTTTGAAATTTTCTTTACCATATTTTTTTATTGCTTTTTTTAATTTTACGCCAGAACCGAGATAATTGTCAGTAAGTGACTGAGTTACATGCATTCCAATATAAATTTTGTTGTTAATTAAATTAGTTGTTTGATATATAGTATAATAAGTTTTCATACTTATATTTATCTTACATATCTCGAACTCGCATATGCCTAATTCACCGTCAGGGTCATTATCCAGTTATGATACCGTCACACCTAAGTAACCTTGTTGTTACTTAGATTAAATTGTTAAAGAACAAAAATATGTTTTAAGATGCAGTGGCTCTAACTCTCATATAGAACTCTGTCTGGCTTTCAATCAGTTTGACGGTGCACCCCAGTAGAGGTATGTAACTCTGTTACAAGGAAAGCCGCTAAGCTTTATTTCGTCGTATGCCTACAATATACCTTATAACTGTACTCACTGCATCTTAAAACATATTTTTAAAGAACATGGCATATAGCCAATAAAAAACCCGCTTATCGCGGGCTTTTATTAAAATACAAACCTATAAAGTTTATACGCTAATAAAAGCCCCAATTGTAGGATACAACGCCTGCACAGGAACAGCCGCATAACTGCGTTCACAATGTTTATGTTTAATATTTGATAATAACATGTTCTGTTCCTTATAGTGTTTGTGTATAATACAGCATTTAATTCTGTATGTCAACCATTATTTTTAAAATAATTTTGGAGCGGTTGATGAGATTCGAACTCACGACATCAGACTTGGAAGGACTGCGCTCTACCAACTGAGCTACAACCGCATTACTTAATTATTTAGTTTATGCACACATTATAACTGCACAAATTTAGTTTGTCAACCGGTTTTTTAAAATTTATGAAATTAAATTTCGTTTAGCTAGTTCTGCTTTTAAAGTTTGCAACTTGTTATCTGATCGATCAAGAATTGGACGCAGCTCTTTTCTTATAGAATCTGGTAACTTGCTTAACACGTCATTAATAACTTGCTCAATTTGTGAGCGTTGCTGTCCTGCTAGGACTTGTGTTTGATTGCGTTCTTTAGGTTTGTGATCTCTGTCACTAACAAACTGCTTATGCTCTTGTTTGAAATCGTTAACTATGTTTAATAGCTTATGAATTCTTGATTCCCATTGCCTAGCAGTGTTTAACAATGTTTTATTATTGATCTGTGTAGCAACATTAATCAAGATTCCAGGAAGCACTTCTTCGATTTCTTTAAACTGGTTTTTATTGGTGTTGTTAACTGAAATAAATTTTTGCAATTCAGCAGTTGCGCCTGGATATAACTTGCATAAATCTCGCAAATGAGATTGTAAATTGTTCCAGTACTTATCTTTCCACCTTGAAGTAAAGTTTCCTTTTACAAAGCCCCAAGGTTCTCTTCCCTTAACAACTTTATCCGAATCTGCCATGTCATAAAACTTTTTTGCAGCTAATTCTAAAGTGTCGTAAAGTACTGTAATCGGACTTCCAATCGAAGTTACTATTGAATTAATAGTAACTTCTTTTGAAATGCTGTTTTCAATTAAGATTTCGTTAATACGCATTTAATAAATCCTATAATAATATAGTATTTATCATTTGTTTATCGAAAGCTTTTGTACCGGTCAGCAACATAACTTGCACACCACGCTTGTGGCTTAACTTTTGGAACAACATTACAAGTTCCTCTAATATAGCCAATTGCTTCGTTTACAACACAACTTGATCCGTAAAGTTCTGAAGGATTTATATCTAGGTGTACTTGAATTTCTCGTTCACCAATAAGCGGTGCAAGTTTTAAGTACATTTCAGAAGCTTTATATACTTCAGTCATTAACCGCATTCTTGGCTTATTTTTCTTTTGATCATAGTCGCGCTCACGAACAACTTCTCCGAACACTTTACAACCGTGCTTGCCGTCGATGTGAACTACAACAGCTATAATGTAGTCAGCATGCCATGCACCTGAGTCTTTTAAGCGTTCAGAGTCACAACCGATATACACTTGTGTTTCTGGGCTTTGAGCATTTATAAAATCAGCTACTTCTTGAATGTTTATTCGCTTTCGCATAGGTATTGCCTCTTTGTTAAGTATTTAAGTTAAAATTTGGTCCTCGATGGAAGAATCGAACTTCGCCTGGAGGTTATCTGCCCGAACCGTTATAAGCGGCCCTGCTCGACCACGAGCTACACCGAGGAGTTATATTAAAAAACACTAAATGTAATGCCTTTTAATATAACAAGAAAAATCTTGTTATACTTTGTTTATCGCTCGGATTTTTCAATAATTCCATCACCGAGGCCGACCTTTTATTTTTTATAGTGCTTTGCAGACTCGTTCCGACATGCACTTTGTTTAAGTAATAAAAAACCCCAGGGTTTTTAATCCTAGGGTCCTTATGGTTTATTTACTTTACAAATTATTACTTATTGTATGTAAAGTCCTCCACAGGACCCTAATGTACGCTCGCTATTATCATAACCGAAAATAATTGCGACTGACGACCATAAGGTCACAGGCTTGCCGAGCATCGCTGCCGGTTTCTGTATCGCTGTATGTATCGTAGTAAACGTTTGCATTGGTTTTATCCTGTGTTAAGTGTTGCTATATTACTAGTATTTAGTATTTTAGTCAACTAAAATTTTAAGTTCTGATGCATTTTGGACAAAAATATTTTATAGATAAATACAAAACACAGAAAAGGATACTACATGAGATTTTATCAAATTATCAATTTATTCGAAGTTAACGTTAATAAAAAAGACGTTGCTGAAAAGATCTTGTTATTTCCAATACAATGCGGGTTTGAAGCTGAAGTAATTTGGCCAGATCTTGACTTAGATGGCGACATTAAAAATCTTACATGGGACGACGCAAAACAAAGCTTAGATAGAAACGAATTAAGACTTGTTTACGACCATTTTGAGCAGTGGATTACTGAAACAAGTCGCATCGACGATTACTTCGATGAAGCTAATAATAAAATTATATTTCGCGAATACAACGACAACTCTAATATGCGGGCATTTTTATCTAGTAACGAGTTAGATGACGAATTTAAAAAAAGCGAGCTGTTCATTGATGGTTTTATTGATCAACACTATAGCGCTTATACTGATTATATTTTAGATGTGTACAGCGACGATATTTTTGATGTTGCATTAGAGTTAGCAGTTAACGATATCACAATCGATGATTGGATCTCTGATCAATTCGCTGATGTTTACGATATGCTTGCTACTGTAGGATTGCAACATATTCCTAATAATTATGAAGAAGCCGGTTTTGAAAAAGTTGCAAACATTGTTCGTACTAAGTTAGGCGGTAAAGTATTAGCAAGCACTCAACATGGTGCAAATGCTGGTTCTACTAGTCCTGATTTCTGGAGAATAGAACCAGACGCAACAATTAGCCCTGGCTCGGACTTTGGCACAGAGATAGTTTCTCCTGTATACGAAAATATTTCTGAAATGATCAAAGATATCGAACAACTATTTAATTTGTTGGCTGAATATAATGTTTACGTAAACAACAGCACCGGCTTTCACATAACCATGAGCATAAATTCTCCAATGCCTAGAAAAGACATTAATCAAGTTAAGATTGCAACACTACTTAGTGATGTATATTTACTTAAAAAGTTTAATCGTTTAAAAAATT